CTGTCAAAGGTGATTCCGTTTAATTCTTCGCGATCTACCACTCCCTGCAGTGTGTAGCGGTTCAGGGCAGTGTTGTAGTCGTCTTCGGTAGGGTAGGGGAATATTGCGTCCTGCTCGTCTTCCTGGGGCAAGCCAAACACGAAGGCCCCCTGAGAGAGTCCCCCAGGGGTTCCAGCCGTGCCGGCGGCTGCTTCCAACCGTATTTGCGCCCCCACAGGGGGCAGTTCCGTCACTTTCCACTGCGGGTTCTGCTTCAGCACCTCTCTGTAGTCCAGAGAGTTTGTGAAGTAAAGGTAACCCAGCTTCCGCCAAGTAAAAGATTGCTGAAATGGAAAGGAGGTGGCCATTATGCCCTCTTCTGAGCGCGAGCAAGGAGACGGGCGCCGACCGAGGTGCCACGGTTGAGTTCAAAACCTTGCTCCTTGGCGAGTTCGGCAGCAGCCTTTTCCAGAGCGGCAGGGTTAGAAGGAACAAAAGCGTCTTCGGTGACGGACTTCTTCGCGAGCTTTTCGCGAACGTCTGTTTGAATCTTTTCTGCAGGAGCAGCTTCAGGTGCTGCAACCGGTTCCTCGGAAGGGGTTTCCTGTTCGATGTTCACAGGGTCGATGCCTTTGGCTTCAACTTTTGCTTCCTCGGGGGTTACCTGAAGGTCATCTGCGACGGGTTCAGGTTTGGTAGTGCGACGAGCCATGGTTAACGTTTGCGTGAAAGGATGTGTTTCCAAGCGATTGGGACAATCTGCTTGAGGGAGATGTCAGGGACGCCCATCCACGGGCGAGCAGGCATTTTCGAGGTGCCAAACTGGTTGTAGCCGCCGTAGTGGGTGCTTCGTACCCGGAACTGATCACCTCTTGTGAAGATGAAGGAGGCGTCTTGCATTGCACCGGTGGCCCTCAAAATGGGTTGGCCGGGAAAGTGCTTTTTCTTCCATGCCGAGTATCGGTTAGAAAGAGACTGCCAAGGTCTTCCTGTTGTTGGGTCAACCTGCTGCTTCCAGAATTGCGGATGATCATCAAGAAGAACGGGGACCCACTCCGCTTGAGTGGGTTTCCACCACCGGAGGTTCATGGGTGTCAGACCGTTTCCTTGTACCTTGAACCTAATCATTTCTTCTTCCTTGATGCCTTCTTCATTTCTTTCTCTTGCTCCTCGGCATGTTTCTTGACGATTTCAATCATGAGATTGATTTTGCTCATGGGTTGAGTCTCAAGCCACTCGATTGAGCTATCCCACCGCTGTTTACACAAGTGATAGGCAACTTCCAGCCAGTTTTCCACGGTGAGTACCGTTTTCTCCAGCAAAGTATCAACGGCCCATTTCATTGCTTTGCGGGTTTGGCTGGCAGTGGCTTCGTCAAGAACGTTTTCATCGAGAAGCAACCGTCGAATAAGTTCGAGCTGACTGCTTTCCGATTGCCGAAGAATTTGAGCCAGATAGAAGTCTTTTGGAGTGACTTCCCGAAAATGGAAGGTAGGACCGTCGGGGATTGTCACCAAGTAGGTGAAATCCTCAACGTCCTCAACGATTAGTTTGGGTCTTCGTCGTCGCTTCCGTTGGCTTTGGCAACAAGGTCACTGAGTTTCCGGAAGTCTTTGACTCCGAGGTCCAGGATCTCATCGTAAGTGATTTTGTCATCACCCACAATCAGGCGCTCAATGATCCGCATGCCTTTCTCTACATCGCCTGCCTTTGTCAGGTCTTTTTCCATGTAGATCAGGTCACGACCAGTCATTTCACGGATAGTGATTTCACGACCGTCGGTCAGAGTGGTAGAGAAAGTTTCAAGCTTTGGCATAGTTTTGGTTTTGGTTGCCGGCGTGGCTTTCGCCGAGTCGTCAGAGATTGTCCGCATTGGTTATTTGGAGCATTTGGTCTAGTTTTACCCGCTGCTGAAAAAGTCGGTCTTCAAGTTCACTGTCTCCGCAGCCGGCAGGAAGAGACAGGTACAGGGCACTCGCCTCCTTCCAACTGGACTCGGCGTCACGGACACGGTTGGACTCCAGTCTGTCGTCAACGTCGTCAAGCCAAAACTCAACAACTGCCCGCCGAAAGTCCGGGTCAAGTGGAAGGGGAAACGCCATCAGAGTGCTCTCAACATGTTGATTGTTTCTTGGGGTGAGAAATAGCGGGAGTTGTAAGCACACTCCACCGAAGAGGGAATGACCCTGTTTTTCTTGTCATAGGGAACCGTCAAGTAGAAGGTGTCCACCACTCCTTGGAAAAGGAGGACACCGACGGTTTCGACACGGGACTTTTTCTTTTTCATCAGATGACTCCTTTTTGGATGGCGTTGTAACGGGTGGCAAGTTTGTCGATGGCGCCCATCTCGGCAAGTTCGTACATGGAGTGTTCCACGCCCGAAGGTTCGTCCTCGCCGCCAGGGTTGGACAGGGTCACTGTCTTTTCCTTGGGCGACTTGCGCAGGCGGTCGTCAATGGCAACCGACGAGAAGTAGGCACGGGAGAGGGGCAGGTCGGCGATGTCAACGGCTGAGTGGAACAGGGACCAGGTGTACATGTGAGCGATCTGGAAAAGAACCGAGAACTGCTCAGCGTACCGCTCCGGAGTCATGAACCACATCTCGTCGTGAATGCTGAGAACGAACCGGCAGGGGATTTTGTATTCCTCTGCCAGCCAGTGAACTGAGGTCAGGAAGATGCTCAGGATCTCAGCACCGGACGATTGAATGGTCCAGTTGACTCGAGAGGTTTTGAAGTCATCGCCCACGGCAGCAGGACGCATTGCGGTCGAGATTTTGGTGCCCAGGCACGGGAGTGTTGGGACACGGGACCGCATTGCGATCTCTTCCATGAAGTTGAAGCACCCGCTGTCAGATCCGCCCTCGTACAGACCCTTGACCGCCCGACCCTTCTTTTTCTCAAGAATCTTGTAGGCAAAGTTTTTCACCTCGGTGGGAGACTTTTCCGGGTACTTCCGGCGGATGTAGGTTTGGACGGCTCGGACTCCTGCCCCGTAGAGCACTGCGAAACCGGCGATTTTGGCTGTGTCTCGGTCCACGCCAGCCAACTTAGCAAGAGCACTATGGGGATCAGTCCCCGCCTCTTTCGACCCGGAAAGCACGTTGTAACCAAACGGTGAACAACCGACATGACCTCCTTCCCACTTGTCAGAATAGATCGAAGCAATCTGCATCTCTTGACCGTCGAAGTCAGCGCCCACGATTTTCCAGCCGTCTGGAGCTTGGACTCGGGACTTCAACTCAGTGCCAATGCGCCAGTTTTTCGTGGAGCACATGGTCACCATGAGAGACTCCACGGTGCGACGGGTCACGGTGCCGTGGCAGAGAATCTCTGGGAGGGTCACCAAGGCGTCTTCGCCGTGAGGGTTTTTCGCCGAGATGAAGATGCGGTCCATGACTCGCTTACGAACCGAAGTCCAGTAAGAGACAGAGTTGGCAATCTCCAGAGCTCGCTTTGCTTCGGGCAGGTCACTGTTGAGGCGACCCACTTTCATGTCGTCGACAAAGTCCTTGGAAAGCACACCGCCAACGTTATCGCCGTTGCCTTTCGGGTGTGGGATTTTGGTAAGCACCCCTTCCTCATTGTGGAAGCACCAGCCCATTTCTCGAGTGTGGACCATCGGGGAATCTTCCCACTTGAGTTTGAGCAACAGGTGGGAGAGGTTGGACTTGACTCCGATGTGGGTGTCAGGGTCTTTGATGAAGGGTCGAATCCAGTTTGGAACTCCGCCATACTTGCCCTTGAGGGACTTCACCTCCCAGTCCAGTTGAGAGAGCCACGGGTCTTTCTTTTCGTAAAGCTCAGGGTTCTCCGACTCCTTCCACTCCTGGTAGTATTTTTGAACCAGTTTTTGGCACAAGGTGGTCATTTCCTTGTTGTGTTCGTCGAAGGTTTTTTCGACGTTTTGAATCCAGTCTTCCCAGTCGGGCACGAGGGGCACGATGGAACCGTTCAGGTGGTAGTGGCCGCAAAGGGCAACCATGCTGGGTGTGGCCGCGAGGTACTTCGGCCAGATTGCCTGGAACAACTCAGCGGTGTAGAAGGCGTCTTTGACGGCGTAGTGAACTGCCTCAGTCAGCATTTGTCGAATCTGACTCAGGTGCGTTGCCTTGACGAAGATGTCACGGACGGCCTTGTCACCTTGGTTGAGGGGTTGAGCGTCTTCACCGAAGAACTTGCGTACTTCGTAAACGTGGAAGTTGTAAGTGGCAACCAGCGAGTTGGTGGAACCCTCGTCAAGCCACTTGGGGGCATACCTCAGTTTGCGCTTTTCTTCGTCAGTAAGGTCCTCAGGGTCTTTACCAGCCAGAACATATAGCCAGCGCTGGCCACCGGCAAGACCAGAAACGCCAATGTGTGCAGATAGTGTGTCAAAGTAAAAGTTCTCCGGACGAGTGTTTTCGAGCGAGTAACCCTCGCGTGCTCGAACGCGGTCGTAAGAAATGTTGTGTCCAGCGATAAATCGCTGTGATCCAACCGGGATCAGGCTGTGCTGGTCCCACTGCTCCTCGGGAAGGTCCGGGTCAATCAACTCAGACGCCAACCAAACGTAAACCGCCTTGGCAGACATCGCGGTGCCGATGATCGGGAAGGCACCCCCGTGCACGTAAGTCTCGGTGTCAAACGTAAACGCTTTTTCAAGCGGGTACGGGACCGACTCGGTTTTCCACTTGCCGCGAGACACGGTGTAACGGGTCCAACCTGGCTTGAACACCAGCTTGTCCACAGGGGGCAGCGGGGGCAACTCAGCTACGGCAAACTCGTCGGCCAGTTGCTTGTACTCGCCGACTTGGCTCTCAGCAATGGCCTCAAAGTGCTCGGTCAGGTTGCTGCCACGGAGTTCGGGCAGGGGCAGGGGACCATCGTATAGGTGGTCAGGGTAGTCGACAGGGGTTTGAATATCAAACTGCTTCAGCAGGTTTTGTGCTCGTTGTTTGGCCAGGCGAGACATTTCCGGTGGGGCCTGCTCACCAAAAATCCGGCGTCGAAGATCATCTTCAAGCACCGGATAGCCAAGTTCTGTTTTGCGCATAGAACGTTGAGTTTTCATGTAAGTAGTTTAGCTGGAAGACCCCGCCTGTAAATCAGACGGCGACGTAGCTGATTGGGGGTACGTTGGCTTGGGTGGTTGTACCTGT